CATTATTTCATGACAATTCTTATTTGCACTCCATTCTGTATCCTTTTCTGAATACTCAGCAAAGTCACCATGCATTTGTTTGACAAGGGAAGTGGTAGGTACTATTATTAATACCTTATCTCCATTAGTAGCTAAAAAATATCTCATAAGGAGATATATTATTAATGATTTACCGGAAGCTGTAGGAGATACTAGAAGTCCTGACCTCATTCTTAATCCATGTTGAATAGCTTCTAACTGATAGTCCCTTGGTATATATGGTATTGGTATATTATCAATCCAAGATATGTCATCAGGGTAATCCATTCCTGGAAGATTATATTTACTTGGTGGTTCTTTTAATATAGATGTAAGTTCTATATCTCTTTCTAAACAAAAAGCTTTTATATAACCAAACAATCCTGAATAGATAGATTGGTCACGCATATTAAAGAGACGAATCTTTCCATCCCAAAGTTTATTTTTGAATTGAGGGGTGAACTTATAATTAGGGACATAAAAAGTAAATGCCTCTGCTAGTTCATGTAGTATTCCCTTATCGTCACAGTCAATATAAAGGAATGCATTGTCTTTAACTTTTACAGTTATATTACATATAGGCATTTTCTCTATTAGTGTGGTCAGTTACGTCTAATATTGCTGTGATTTCAGGATAGAGCCCAATAAGTTGTCTTTCTATTCCATCCTTTAATGTTATTGCTACTGAACTACAACCTTGGCATCCTCCACCAAAGTTTAGAATTACTTCTTTCTTATCAGTAATTTCTACTAATTCACAAAATCCACCGTGAGAAGCTAATCTAGGACTAATTTCGGTAACAATTGTAAATTGTACTTTTTCTTCAAGAGGTGAATCATGTTTAGGTGCATCACCCTTAGCGTTTGGTGCAGTTATAGTAAGTTTTTTAGCTGTATCATCAATTTTTAATGCTACATCAGAACCTTTTAAATAACCAAGGTATGACACAGAAATATAAGCATCAAAACCTTTGTATGGAAATTTTGTATATTTTTTATGAAGGTCTTTAGGTCTAGCGAAGTTAAATGTTACATTTGCCATAGGCGTTCCAGCCTTTTCAACTTCTATTTTTAAGCCAAGTTCTTCATCTTGTTGTTCAAATAAATCAGCAATATATTCTTCAGCTTCTACTGAAATAGTAAACATTATTGTAGTGTTGGTTTTTCTACTTCAAGAATACTATCCCTACTTTCTAATATATGTTCAGTCATTAATTTAAATTCATCTGGAGACAACATAGCTTTATAAATTTTCATTGCTTGTGCCATCATTATTCCTGCAGCCAAAAATGGTTCATGATTTCTAGTTAATTTTTCAAACTCTTCATATAACTCATCCATTATTTAGCCTCATCTGGTCCTGGGCCGTGGTTTTCCATTGCCTTCTTTTGTTTCGCCGTAGGTTTTTTTGCTGTCATACCATTAGGATATTTTCCAGTGTCAACCAATTTTCCTGTTGGTCCATTACCTTTACCAAAAAAAGCTTCAGTTAAGGTTGGCCAATCTTTACTCCAACTATACATTATTTTTCTCCTTATTATATAATTTAAATTTTTCCATATATTCTTCTTCAGTCAGTTTATGCCAACCTATACATCTACCAGTAGGTGAACGTCCACAACTACATGGAAATTTTTCATGAGGTGGAATACCTCTAATTTTTTTTTCCATTAAGTAATTAAACAATTTTTTTTCTGTTTTTTTACGCGCCTGCTTCAAAGCTTCTCCATTTAATTATGTTACCAATATTTTGATGTCTCCATCGTATAGTACCCATAATTTCTTCTAAAGTTTCTATTAAAACCTTATCATATTCTAATGCTGCCTGAAATTTTTGAATATCAGTATCAGCATCATAATAATAATTCATATCTCCTTTAAGTGGTTTATTTAATCCACCAAATGGGTCATATTCCCATTGAAACATATCAATTTGTTCTTTACTCAATTTCCCATTATAATATAACCACTTATTTTTAAGTAGTGTCTTATAATCTAAATCTTTTTTCTTTTTACGAATTTTAGCAATCGTAATTAATTCTAAATATTTACTATGTATACGTGCCATTTTTATGGTTGTATCATCTAATTTTAAATCATCTATTATGGAATCTTTCTTCCACATCTCTAATACAAATTCTAACGATTCAATATTCACCCCTGACCTCTATACCTTTTAAATGACTTTCTTTTATTTTTATTCATTGACGAGGTTTTAATCCACCGCCTACCAATACTAGTCTTTTTACGCGTTCCAATCCACTTGTGTTTAATTATCATAATATACTATTATATCATATAACAAGCTGATTGTACATAGTTTTTATAAGAATTGATAATAAGAATATTCAAACATTACAACTGCGGTTAAGTATTCTACATCAGTTGTTGTTATATCAAATGGTAGAGATGAAAGACTTGTTGGATAAGCATCAACAAATTTTATCTGTTTGGTAACGTTATTAGCTGAGTTCATAATGGTTAAGGTAAGGTCCCTAACGTGATTAGTTGCTGTATGATTTGATTCTACATTAGATTTTATCCAATCAAATATTTCTTTATAATTTAAAAGGTCTTCATCTATTAGATATGAAACTTCAAATGAACCAAATGTAATTTTATCAGCAACAGTAGCTATATTTCTTTGTCTGAATTGTAGGGGTGCTCCTTCAGCAGTAACATCTGGAAGGAACATTGTTTGAATAGTAAACTCCGCGCCCGAATATGTTTGGGAGTCAAGTGATAATACAAACGATGATGGGTTTAAAAAATTTGGCATATATGTATTTATACAAAAAAAACCCGGCTTTCGCCGGGTTTAGATGTATGTACAAAAAATTAGAGGTTAAGAACCTTACGTTTCTTGTAATATACGTTATTACCTGCACCAGCAGTAACAAATGGGTTGTCAGCCAAACCATATCGAGTTTTAAATCCGATACGTGGTTGGAAGTCAGTTTCGCCAATTGTCTTCATCATGCTTAGTGGAACATATGGACAATAGAACATTCCAGCGTCATAAGGGTTTGAACCTTTATAACCAGCTGTGAAATAGTCTACAGTTGCATATGGGTCAATGTACACCTTTGTACGACCTAGTAATGTACCTGCAAATAGTGAACCAGTTACGTCTGAATCGACGTTGTCACCACCTGAAATACCTAGACCAGTATCAAGAGCGCCAGCTGCGTTAAGAGCTGCAGCTACACCATGAGAAACGATAACAAAGTTACCCTTTCCTCTACGAGTTGCTACGGCAATATCATTAGCTTCTTGTTCAATTGCATGAACAAGGCCTTTGAATTTCTCAACAGACCATCTACCATCAGTGTCAGCAGCAACATCTACGTCCCATGTACCTGCAACGGCACCACGACCAGATGTAACAGAATTAACATTGATATTACGGATAATTTCACGATTCATTTCAGCAAGAATCTCAGTTGACAAAATGTTTGCCAATTCAGTTTCTGCAGAAAGACCATGTACCGCTTTAAGGTCTTGAGCCATTTCAATAGTGTAATCAGCTCTAAGAGCACGAGACTTTGCAGTCACAGTAGTCTTATCGATTGAAAACGCCATTTCAGGTATTGCTGGTGAACCAGTAGTACCCAATGCTTCAGCAGTTGCTGTAGCCATTCCTGGACCAGGTGTATAGTCATCAACAGAGTCACCGTCTGATGAATCACCAGCAAATGGATCAGTTGAATCATTAGCTGTTCCTGCAGCTGCACCAGAAAATTCAGTGTTAGCTTCATTGAATAGTGCTTCAGTACCACCCTGAGTCGTATAACGGCTCTTCAAAGCAAAGATTAGACCAGTTGGACCAGTCATTGGCTGAACGCCAACCAAATCGAATGCTAGAAGTGCTGGAGTTGCACGACGTACTAGGCTAATGAGAACAGGTTCCCAATTTTCTATACCACTACCAGTCTTATTGGCAGCAGCAGCTTCAGTAATACCTTCACGTTGTGCACGTTCACGTACAGAAGCTTTTTCTTGATTCTCAAGAACAACCGCAGTTACAGCACGTCTATGCGCGTCTGCAATAGTGGGTGCACTTTTTGTATCAAGTACAGGTGCCCATTTTTCCTGTAATTGTATTTGATTAATTTCTTCCATTTTTATCTCCTATGGATTAATTATTTTTGCGACATCGCGTCCAAGTATCTCTGCATTTGATCAGTTACGACTTGGGTTTCCGCCCCATCTTCAGTTATAGCGTCCACTTCTGGAGCATCTCCTGCCGGGGTATCTTTGTTAAGGTAAGATTCCTTAATAGTAGCTACTTTCTTTGCAAAACTTTCATTATCTTCAGCTTCAATAGCCTCTGACAATTCAGTAATTTTTGCAGCTTCAGTTGCGGCCAAACCTTTACATGCTTCACGGATAATGTCTTGTCTTTCAAAAGTTTTCACTTTTTCTGACAATTCAATATTCTTTTCAGTCGCATCGTTTAACTGTGACTTCGCATCTTTTGCTTCCTCGGATAGGTTATCCAAGATATCTCCTGCATCGGCAGGAACATTGATGTGATGCTCAGCAAACAACTGACCTAGTGATTGTATAAATGATTCAGTGATTTCAGACTTCAAAGAATGCTCAATTGCAACCTCGTTATCTTTCATCCAATTTTCAACGACATACGTTAAGTATCCGTCTACTTTGTCAACCAAATCTTCTTTAATAGCTTCAACTTCACCCTCAAGATCAGAAGCATATTGCTCTTCTAATTTTGCGGTTTCAGCATTTACTTTTGAATTTAATGCAGCTTCAAAAATTGTAGCAGCTTTCTCTTTAAAGCCTTCAGACAATGTGTCTTCGTCTTTAACTAGAGCGTCTACGTCTTCCTTAAATTTATCTTTCTTTTCAATCACATCACCCTCAGAACCGTCATCAGCTTTAACTTTTTTCTTACCAAGTTTTTTAGCTTTAGGCTCAGGTTGATCTTCTTTTTTAAGGTCGGATTTTTTACTTTCCTTCTTAGACTTACTTTTTTCTTCTACATCTCCTTCGTCTTCATCATCTTCCTCATCGTCCTCTTCTTCGTCCTCAGCTTCCACCTTAGCTTTTGCTTTAGCTTTTTCTGCTGCTTCGAAGATTTCGTCAAGGCCTTCTTTTGACATTTCTGCCAAAGAAGCTTTAATTGCTGATACTGTACGAGCTGCTGTTAGAGGTGCATCAGGAGTCTCAATGACTTCTTCTGCTTCTACTTGCGTATCCTCAACAATAACCTCATCTACAGTTTCGTCAACAATTTCGTCTTTAATTTCAGACATTGTTTTCTCCTTCTAGAGATTATAGTTTAGAGAGGAAATGCTCAAAACCCGTAGATTGTTGCTCTTCCGAGAACAATTTAGGCTCTATCACTTCTGTCTCACCTTTTTCAATAGTCTGGATATAATGACCTGGTGTGTCCATTTCCCAATTAACTCCTTCCATAATGCCATTTACAAATGCATTAGGGGCAGAGGGGTCCTGAACAATATCAATAGTGTTAAGCATGAAGTCATCCCTAACATAATTGGCACCATTTTTAAAATCCAAACTTCCCATACCACGACTTGACACTCCTAATTGAACACCACCTTCAACCAAACCTTTGACAATTTGACCCATAGGGGTATCTAATATAAGTGCTTTTCCCATCACATTATTACCGTCCCATTTAAGTTCAGTAATTCTGTGAGAAACTTTATCTAAATTAATGGCAGGACTTTCAGGGTGGTTTAATTCTCCAACCGCTCGTCCTGTGATAACTTGCTCATTTACAAACTTATCAACAGCTTGAGTAAGAATTTCCCTGGTATAAATCCTACCATTTTTATTCTTATTTTCTGCTTGCATAAAGATACCTTCTAGGAAAGTATTCTTTTTGCCGTTTTTACCTTCTTGGATTGAATATCCAAGTTTGTGGTCTGTATATTCTGCAATTAGTTTCATTTATGCTCCCATTAAATTGATGAAATCTTTTAGCGATCGCTCAGCACTCTTCATATTTTTATAGGTATCCATCTTTATACCATCAATATATAAATTAAATTTGCTAGTAATGACCGCAGTTGTTTTTTTCTTCCGCCCAAGCTTGGTTAATTCCTTGGCTACCTTTTCACCTTTGGGTAATTTTAACTTAGCTTCTATTACTTCGTTAAATGATTCTTTAAACGTTAACATCCGTTGC